TGATCCGTCGTCGTGACGAGTTGCAGGCAGCGGTCGACGCCGCGCGCGAACGGATGAACCAGAACGCCGGCGCCGTCGCTGCCTACAACGAGATCATCGCGTTGCTCGACGAACGGCCGGACGACGCACCGGAGCCTACGGAGACACCCACATGACCGACTCCCTGTATGTCAACGCGGACTGGTCAGCCCTCGTGCCGGCCGGTTCGGAAGAGGCCGCCTTCGGCATCACGCCCAAGGACGCCAAGCGCCGCGGCCTGATCCCGCTCGAAACCGGCGAAACGCTGGGCGAGCCCGAGTCCCTGATGGTCTCGGCCAACCTCGTCAAGCCTGAGCCCCCGGCCGAGCCGGAGCCCGAGGCGAAGGAGGCTGCGAAGCCCGCCGACAAGGCGGCTCGCAAGCCTGCCAACAAGTAACCCCCCGAGCCCCGGCCCGTTCCCTCCTCCGGGCTGGGGCTCCCCGTTCCTCGCATCCGCATACGCACACGCCATCGAAAGGATCTGAACCATGGCTGACAGCGTCGATCTTCGGGCCTTCCAGCGCGGCGGCTCGGCCAATGACCAGTTCCGCTACCTCCGCAGCGACAGCGAAGGCGGCCTCCAGGTCTCCTACTCCCTGCCGCCCTATGCCGAGCTCTCCCGCCGGGGCCTCGGCTGGCAGGTCATGGACACCAGCGCCACCGCGGCGCTCGTGGTCCGGCCTTCCACGGTGGCCGGTCTGACGCTGTACAACGGCGAGACCGGCGCCACGGCCAAGTCCTACGTCATCGACCGCTGCTTCGCGTTCAACCTCGTGTCCACTGACGCGATCGCGGACTGGTCGCTGTGGGCCACGGTTCACCCGACGATGACCGCCCCGACGGCGGACATCACGGCCATCAAGTCCATGTCCGGCCTCACGGCCTACACGGGCGCAGCGATCGTGGACACCGGCGCCTCCGTCCTCGACTCGGGCTGGTTCCCGATTGGCTCGGGCCACGTCGGCAACCCCGGCGGTGTCACCCCCGGCACGGCCATCGTGGCCGAGGTCGCGGGACGCCTGATCGTCCCGCCCGGCGGCGGCATCTCGATCAACGTCGTGGCCTCGCTCGTGGGTTGGACCTTCACCCACGGGTTCTCGTGGTACGAGATCGAGCTCGACGTCTAGTCCCCCACGGCGCCCGCCGTCCCCCGGCGGCGGGCGCACCACCCATAGGGAGCTGACCGGATGGCTGCCGGCAACTGGGTATTCACGAACGCCGCTCGGACGAACCTGCTCGATGGCACGGTGCCGATCGCGTCGGGCACGTTCAAGATGGCGCTGTTCCTGTCCACCTCCAACCTCGGCGCGGCGTCCACGACCTACGCGGGCGTCACGAACGAGCACGCCAACGCCAACGGCTACACCACGGGCGGCATCAGCGTCGACCTGACCCTCGCGGGCACCACGACGGTCACGATCGACATTGCCACCGACCCCGTGTGGACGGCCTCGGGCGGGTCGATCGTGGCGCGCTTCGCCGGCATCTACGAAGTCGGCGCGGACATCCTCTGCTACTGCCTGCTCGACTCCACCCCGGCTGACGTGACCGCGACCACCGGCAACACGCTCACGGTCGCCGCGAACGCCTCTGGGGTCGCCACGCTGGCATAGCGGCCCGAGATGGCCGTCAATCTCCACTCCACCCATTACCGCTTCGGCATCAACGAGCTTGCCGAGACGACCCACGGCTGGCACGCGGCCGAAGACGCGAACCCGGCGCAGGGCGTCATCGCGGTCGACACGACGTTCCTGCTGCGCTTCACCGTGCAGGAGACGGGCGGCACGGCGGCGGGCAACACCGACCAGCAGTTCCAGTGCGCGCTCAACGGCGGGGCGTTCCAGAACATCACGACCTCGTCGACGGTCGCCAAGGCCGTCACCACCACGGTCTTCGCCAACGGTGCCGACCTCACGAAGCGCCTGTCGGGCACCGGCACGTTCGAGTCGTCGGGCGACGGCGGTACGCACGACGGCCTGTCCGGCGGCGCGCAGAACGACATCGCCGCATCGGGCAACTCAGAGACGGAATGCGCCCTCCAGGTCGTCAGCGCGAACGTCGTCAACGGCGATGTCGTTACCTTCCGCCTGACCTCTCCCGACTTCACCATCACGAACGATGTCGTGCCGACGCTGACGGTCAGCGAGTCGGCTCCGGTCACCGTCACCCCCGGCACGGCCAGCCTCACGCTGACACCGTTCGCCCCCGTTGTGACGGCCACCGGATACGAGAGCACGATCCTCGCCGACTCCCCGGTTGCATGGTGGCGGCTGGGAGAGGCGAGCGGCAACCCGCAGGACTCAGCCGGCACGAACCACGTCACGACGGTCGGCGGGACCCCGACCTACGGGGCGACCGGAGCCATCGCGGGCAATGACGCGGTGTACCTGAGCGGGACCAATGAGGACTTCCAGGTCCCCGATATAGCGGCGCTGGACCTGGGCGACACGTTCACCCTGGAAGCGTGGGTCGACCCCGACTCGTCCGGCGCCCACATGGCCATCGTGTCGAAGGCCCCCGGCGCGTACTACCTCCGGCTCAATCCTTCGAACGCGCTCCAGCTGGTGCGGTCGCAGACGGCGGAGATCTGCACCTCAACGGTCACGCTCGGGCCCGGCTACCACCATTGCGTCGCCACCAAGAGCGGCGCGACCGTCCACCTGTACGTCGATGGGTCGGACGTCACGGGCACGGTCACGGACTCGACCTGTGCCGACAATACCTTCGTCCTTCGGATCGGCAGCGACGACGGCGACGGCGAGTGGTTCATCGGCTCCATCGACGAGGTCGCGCTCTACGGGACCGCCCTGTCGTCGACACGGGTGCTCGCTCACTACGACGCCGCGGGACTCGACGGTAGTGTCACCGCCACGCCGGGGACCGTCGCCCTCACGCTGACACCCTTCGCGCCCGTCGTCACGGCCAGCGACCACAAGAGCGTCACGCCCGGCACCGCGGCCCTGAGCCTGACGGCGTTCGCGCCCGTTATCACCGCGTCGGATCAGCAGACCGTCACGCCGGGGACCGCCGCGTTGGCGCTCACCGCGTTCGCGCCGACAGTCGCCGTCTCGGACAACGTCACCGTCACCCCGGGGGTCGCCAGCCTCAGCCTGACGGCGCTGACACCCAGCGTCACCGCATCCGACCACAAGACGGTGACCCCGGGCACGACCGCGCTCACCCTGACCGCCTTCGCCCCGACGGTGACCGGAGGCGCAGGACTCACCATCACCCCCGGCACAGCATCGCTGTTCCTGACGGCGTTCGCCCCATCGGCGGTCATCTCCGACCACCAACTCGTCACCCCGGGCACGGCGAGCCTTGCCCTGACCACGTTCGCGCCGAGCGTGACGGGCGGCGAGGGTCTCACCGTCACCCCGGGAACGGCGGCGCTGTCACTGACGGCGTTCGCGCCCACGGTCACCCTCAGCGACCACCTGACCGTTACGCCGGGCACGGCCACCCTTGCCCTCACGACCTTCGCGCCATCCGTCCTGACGTCCGTCACCGTGACACCGGGGACCGCGAGCCTCGCGCTCACGGCCTTCGCCCCAGTCGTCACGGCATCGGACAACCGGACGGTCGTCCCGGGCACGACCGCGCTCACCCTGACCGCCTTCGCCCCGACGGTCACGGGGACCGCCGCCATCACCGGGGGCGTGCCGCCGGGGGTCGGCGGAGGTGCCGGCCGGCCGCCGGGGATCGGCGGTGGGGGCGGACACGTTCCGGGCGGCTCTGCATTCAGCTTGGCTCCGAAGAGGTAACCCGTGCCGATCATCGTCCCCCTCACGACGGGCGGCCAGAGCCCGGACCAGATCCTCAACACCGGCGCCTACGGGGCCGGCGCCGTCATCCGCCTCCAGTGGAGCGCGACCTCGACCGGCACGTTCGCCGACGTCTCCGGGACGGGTTCGACGCCGACGATCGCAGTCGAGACCGACAAGCGCTCGTACACCGGCTATGACCCGGTCGGGACGACCGGGTCGACGTGGTATCGGACGCGGTTCGAGAACACGGGTGCGACCCGAGTCTCGGACTGGTCGGCCGCCTTCCAGATCGGGGTGACCGGCGGGCTGTATCCGGACTACGTCTCGCTCGATGAGACGCGGACGTTTCTGCGCATCACCGACGTGGATGACATCGAGGCGGACCTGCAGCTCGCGCTCGCGATCACCGCCGCGTCGCGTGCCGTCGACCGCGCGACGGACCGGCAGTTCGGCCTCCTGACGACGGCCGCGGCCCGCTACTACCGGCCGGTCTGGAGCGACCAGCACGGACGGTGGCTGGCCCACATCGACGACCTCATGTCGAGCACGAGCCTCGTGGTCAAGTCGGACACCGACGACAACGCGACGTACGAGACGACGATCACCGACTACCGCCTGTGGCCGCTCAATGCCGCGAGTGACGGGAAGCCGTGGCGCGAGATCGTGTTCGGCACTGCCACGAGCATCGGGACGCGCGAGGGGTCGCTGGAGGTCACGGCCCTGTGGGGCTGGAGCTCGGTCCCGGCCACGGTCAAGAACGCCACGCTCATCCAGGCCAGCCGGTTCTACAAGCGGCGCGAGTCGCCCTACGGCGTCGCGGGGAGTCCCGACATGGGCAATGAGCTGCGCCTGCTCGCGAAGGTGGATCCCGACGTCGCCGTGATGCTCATGCCCTACCGCGCGTGGTCGATGGTATGAGCGCCATCGACATGGCCGGGACGATGGACGCCCTCGCGGCCAAGGTGCCCACTACCGCGGCGTATCGGGTGTTCGCGTGGCCCGTGGAGGACGTCACTCCGCCCTGCGTCGTCGTCGGCTACCCCACCTCGATCGACTTCGACCTGACGATGGACCGCGGCAGCGACATGGCCGTGTTCCCGGTGTGGTACGTGGTCGGCAAGGTCGCGGGCAAGCAGGCGCGCGACGCCCTGTCCGCGATCATCACGGGCGCTGCGGGGATCAAGAACGCGCTGGACGGCCCGCTCACCGTCGGCAGCTCGACCGCAGACGTCCGGGTCACCGACTGCACCCCCGAGACCATCACGGTCGCGGCCGTGCCGTATCTGGCCGCGCGCTTCGACTGCGAAGTCATCACCTAGCTCGGGCAAAAGAAAACGGGGCGCCGGTGATCGCACTTCGACGTGCTCCCGGTCCGGTAGCCATCCGGGCCTGCAAGCGCTCGCCTGCCCGAACGACCGTCCTTCGCTAGCCACCCCGGGTCGAACCGTGTGGCGTACCGCCCATCGGCAGTCTACAGCATCCCTGTGAGGTCTACGTATGAGCTTCGTCCATGGAAAGTCCACGCAGGTCCTCGTGGGCGCGGTGGACCTCTCGACCTATCTCAACAGCATGGACCTCTCGGCCGACGCGGATACCGCCGACACGACGACGTTCCAGGCGACGTGGAAGAGCGCCCTGACGGGTGCCGTGGGAGCCAAGGTGGACTTCGGGGGCCTGTACGACCCTGACGAGGCGAGCCTGCCCACCCTGTTCCTGACCCTGCTCCCCGGGGTCCTCTCCTGGTGCCCCACCGGGGGTGCGGCCATCGGCGACCCAGCACGGCTGGTCTCGGCCATCGAGGTGGCCTACGGCGAGAGCGTGCCCGTGGGTGGGGTCGTCGCCGTCAAGGGTTCCTTCCTCGCCGACGGCACGGTGGGCTTTGCCTACGTGCTCCACCCGCTGGCGGAGGACACGAACACCACAACGGGGGCCGACCGTGACGACGCGGCCGCCACGCAGACCGGCTGGACAGCCCACCTGCACGTCACCGCAGTGGACGCCGGTTCATGGGTCGTCAAGTTGCAGGACGCGGCGACGACCGACTGGACCGACGTGACCGACGGGGCGTTCACCGCGGCCACCACGGCGACCTCGCAGCGGCTGCAGTCCGCGGCCATCACGACCGAGCTTCGGCGCCACGTCCGCTACGTGGCCACCCGGACCGGCGGCTCTGCCGGTGACGGCGTGACGTTCTTCCTGGCCTACAGCCGCAACAAGTAAAGGAGTACCCGGTGGCGTTCAAGCACGGAAAGAGCGGCGCGCTCACGATCAACTCAGGGGCGCTCGCGGCGTTCCTGACCAACATCGACTTCTCGACCGACCTCGATACCGCCGACACGACGACCTTCGGCGCGACGTGGAAGACGGCCGTCTCGGGTGTCCCAGGCGGCAAGATCGACTTCTCGGGCAACTATGACCCGACGGCTTCTACGGGCCCTGGGGCGATCCTGTTCCCGCTAGTCACGGCCGGCACCGCCGTCACCGTGCTGTTCTACCCGGGCGGCACGGCGTCCAACCAGATCCTCTACACGATCACCTCCGGCGGCATCGTGACCAGCTACAGCGAGTCCACCCCCGTCGGCGGACAGGTGACGTTCAAGGGCTCCGTGCTGATCGTGGTCCTGCCCGTCCGGTCGGTCATCTAGTCATGGCCCTCCCCATCGCGCCCCTCGCCACGGCCACGTTGGAGATCGGCGGGGAGATCGTCGAATACCGGAGCATGTCCCGCGCCCAGGCCCTCAAGCTGAATGGGCTCAAGGGGCGGGAGGATGAGGCCGAGATCCTGATCCTGACCTCGGGCACCGGCTGCACGGAGGATGAGGCTCAGGCGTTCCGCGAGGGCAACGACACCGACACCGCCGGCCTGCTGATCGACTCGATCATCAGGCTGTCCGGGCTCGAGACCGTGCGGCACGACATCCACAAGGGGGCGGCAAAGTGTCCCGCTTGCCTCGATGCTCACGCGGCGGCCGTCGCGGCGGCGTCTAGCGACCCAAATGGGTGAGCCAGGACGTGTACGAGCGGGCGTTCATGGAAGAGGAGATGGACCCCTTCGACTTCGTCCTGGCGGAGAAGCTGCACATGAGCGTCCGGGCCATGCGCGAGAGCCTCGGCAATGACGAGTACCTCGCGTGGCGGGCGTTCCACGTCTACCGCGAGGCCATGCTTGAGCTCGCCCGTGAGAGGCCGCGCCGGTGAATGACGAGTACCGGGTCCAGGTCACGGGGCTCCGCGAGCTCCAGGCCGCCCTTCGGAGGATCAACGCCGACCTTCCGAAGGAACTCAAGGCGCGCTTCCTCGAGATCGCCCGGACGGTCAGCACCAAGGCGTCGGCCAAGGTCCCGCGGATCACCGGTCAGGCTGCGGCATCCGTCAAGCCGCACGGCACGCTGCGGGGCGCGTCGGTGACCGGGGGCGGGGCGCGCACGCCCTACTTCCCGTGGCTTGACTTCGGCGGTGGAGACCCGCACCGGAGGGGCGTCACCCCCAACAGGTCCGGCGGCGAGGGTCGGCGGCCATTCGTGCCGGGCGGGCGGTACCTCTACCCCGCGGCGGCCGAGCAGGGTTCCGCGACGTATGACGCGGCGCAGGCTGCCGTCCGCGACGTGGCGAAGAAGGCGGGCTTCGACGTGCAGGAAGGCGTGTGATGCGGGCCATCCTGGCGCTCCCCTATTGGCTGGTCCGGCGCTGGTGGTATGGCCGCCTCGTGCGGCGAGGTGATCGCTGATGTCAGGCCCGCAGGTCAAGTGGGAACTGATCGCCGACACGTCGAAGTCGTCGCGCGCCGTGGATCAGGCGATCACCAAGAGCGAGTCGCTGACCGGCAAGCTGCAGGGCGTCGGCAAGGGAATGGTCGTCGGGGCCGGGATCGCCGGCTTCAACCTGCTGACGAGCGCCATCGACCTCGGGATCTCCAAGCTCGGCGAGGCCGCGGAGGCGTTCCGGGCAGACGAGACGAGCCAGAAACTCTTGGCTCAGGCGCTGCAGAACAACATCGCCAACTGGAACGGCAACACCGCCGGGGTGGAAGCCTACGCCACGGCCCAGGCCAAGCTCGGCTTCGCGGATGACGAGGTACGGACCTCGATCGGCACCCTGATCGGCGTCACGCATGATCTGACGGAGGCGCAGAAGCTCAACTCGCTCGCCCAGGATCTCGCCCGGGCCAAGGGCATCAGTCTCGAACAGGCCACCGACGCGGTGTCCAAGGCCGCTCAGGGCAACGGCCGCGCCCTCAAGTCGCTGGGCATCGACATCGCCGGGGCAACGAACGCCGCCGGGTTCCTCGACGCCATCCAGCGCAACGTCACCGGCTCCGCGGAGACGTGGGCGGCCACCAACGAAGGCAAGCTCGCCGTGTCCAACGTCAAGGTGGGCGAGGCGATGGAGCGGGTTGGGAAGATCGTCAATGACGTGGGCCAGGTGGCGGCCCCGATCCTGGCCGAGGCCCTGACCGTGCTGGTGGACGTGCTGGGGGCCGTGTGGGAGGCCATCGGGCCCATCGTGGGCTCACTGGTGGAGAAGCTGCAGCCGGCCTTCCGGGCCCTCGGCCCGCTGGTCGGGCGCGTGTTCGGCGTCATCGGCAACGTGGTCAAGTCCCTCGCCCCGGTGTTCGAGGTCGTCTTCGGGGCCATCGGCACGATCATCAGCACGCAGGTCGCCGTGTGGTCTGCCCTGTTCGACGTGCTCGGGGGTGTCCTCGGCGTGCTGGGTGATGCCTTCCGGGGCGTGGGCCGGGTCGTCAGTGCCGTGTTCGGCGCCATCGCGCCGATCGTGCGGGGTGCCATCAACTTCGTGATCGGGGCCGTGAACGGGATCATCCGGGCCATCAACGGGCTGCAGATCCACGTCCACATGGACACGCCCGTGGGCGCCATCAACTTCGACTGGGGCGGCCTCAACCTGCCGCACCTGCCCTACCTGCACTCGGGTGGCGTGGTGCCCGGGGCTCCCGGGTCCGACGTGCTGGCGGTCCTGCAGGCGGGCGAGCGGGTGACGCCGGCCGACGCCCGACCCGGCGTCGTCGTCAACGTGTACGGCAACATCGTCGGCCCCTCGGGCATCGAGGAGCTCACGAACATGATCGCCGTGCGCCTGCGGCTGGACGCGGTGTGACGTGGCCCTCGCGGTCACCATCTTCGGAACGGATCGTGTGGCGAACCTCCAATGGGGCACGCTCAAGATCACCGCGACCAACGGTGCGCGGGCGGGCCGCTGCGACTTCGTGCTCGTCAACTTTCGTCCTGAAATCCTCGACACGCTGGTCATCGCCGATGGGGCCACGACCTTCTTCGATGGCGAGGTTCGCAGCATCAAGGTCAAGGAGCTTGGGAGCGGCAAGTTCTGGACGACGGTGACCGGCGTCGATGCCGCGCCGGCGGGTAGCAACGGGGATCACGCCGCCTTCAGCCTGTCGGATCGCTCGGCGTCAGAGACCTATGAGGACATGGTCAACGATGCCGGCTTGCCGGTGCCCTACGCCTGGTGGCGGCTGGGAGAGGCGTCAGGCACCAACGCCGTTGACGAGATGGGCATTCAGGACGGCACGTACGTCAATGCCCCGACGCTCGGCGTCACGGGACCCTTGGCCAATGTTGCGGACACGGCCGTGACGTTCAACGGGACGGATGAGGAGGTCACCCTCGGGAGCGCCACGCTACTGGCGGGGCAGACGGACTTCTCCGTCGCCGTGTGGGCCAAGTCCTCGAGCGGCAACACCACGCAGACGATGTACTGCGAGCGCCACGCGACGACGGGCAACGCGATCATCCGGCTGGTGCTCAACAACCTTGGCCGACCCGTGTTCGTGTACAAGGACAACGCCGGCACGCAGGACACCGTGACGCCCGCCTCGGGCGACTGGACGGACGATGCTTGGCACCACTTCGTGGTCACGAAGGACGGCACGGCCTGCGTGATGTACGTCGATGGCGTGTCGGTCAAGACGGCAACGCTCACCGCCAACAACACCCTGACGAGCGCGCCAGGCAGGATTGCCAACGACCCGCGGGCAGGAAGCCAGTTCTTCCCGGGCTCGCTCGACGAAGTGATGATCTGGCGGACGTGGATATCGCAGGCCCAGGTGGACGGCTTGTGGCAGGCCAGAGACATCAGGCGCTATTTCGCGCTCGACTACGGGGCCGTGAGTGACGGCACGACGACCACGCTTTCCGGAACGGTCTCCACCTATGAGAGCGGTCTCCTGACAGGTGACCTGTTCGGGCTCACGTCACTGAACAACGGGCTCCTGATCGGCGGGGGCGGCCCCTCGTACTACGTGCAGGAGATCGCCTACACCTGGCAGAACGCCACCACGCTGCTGTACACGGTGTCCTTCGGCCTGACGCCCGGCGGGGCGCCTCCGAGGCTTGCGGCGGCCTTCCCGTAGGCTAACGCACCAGCAGGTGCGCCACCCACGCCGAGAGAACGAACGCTGTCAGGAACACCACGGTCCGGAGCGCGGCCCTCACCGCCGTCGCGCGCATCCAGTGCAACATCGTTCCCCCCTGCCCCCGTCCCTCACCCGGACGGGGGCGTTTTCGTTTTGCCCGAGACTTACCGACGTGTCCACGTGCCGCAATCGGTGGAGCTGAATCCCTTGTCCGACGCCTTGATCGTCATGATCGTCGGGCCATCGGTCAGGTCATTCGTGATGATCCCCTCGCCACTGAAATCGCTGAGGCGCTCCCAGTAGCAGAGATCGCCCCCGCTGTTGCGGTAGCGACCGGCGGCGATGTCCACGCCGACGATGAACGTGCCCGGGCCGAATGTCGTCTTGCTCTCAGTGACGCGGGACAGGTCCGAGGTCCACGTGCCGCACCCGCTCGACGAGAACCCCGCGTCCGACTTGGCGACGGTTACGACCGTGAGGTCGTTGGTCAACTCGTTGGTGATCGTGTCGTTGCCCGAGAAGCCGCTGAGGCGCTCCCAATAGCATCCGTCATGCGGCTCTCGCGTTCGGTAGGTGCCGGGCTTGACGTCCTCGCCCACGACATAGGTCCCGTCTTCGAAGGTGACAAAGTCGCCAGCCGGTTCCGGTGTTGGTTCCGGCGTGGGCGCATTCGGCTCGGGAGTCACCGCCTGCGTCGGCCCGTCCGCTGCGCTCGGCGTCGGGTTGCGCGTCGGCTCGGGCACGTGGATGGTGGACACCTCCGCCGTTGCCCCGGCATCACCGCAGGCCGCGACCACGAGCGCCACGAGGATCACGAGACGTTTCATTCCCCCCACCTCTTTCTATCGTTCCCGACTTGGCCTAGCCGAGCGTGTCAAGTACGGCACATGCCCCATTGACCGCAAGTCCGTCGCTGGTCTACCCCTGATTGATACAGCATCCGACCGCACCGCGACTCCCGGGCAGGGCCTCGGCGACGGGCCAACCGAGGGGGTCGTCATGCCGGACCGGCCGCGCGTCATGCCATTGAGTCCCGAGGAGCGGCGGGCCCTTCATGCGCTCCGTTTTCTACGGCGGATGGGGTTGCTGGGACTAGCCCCGCTACCGTCGCCTCCAGGTCCGCGACCCGCGCTACCAGTGCCTCGCGCTCCTGACGCCACGCCCCGAGTTCCGTCGTGAGCATGACGAGAGCGGCAGCGAGGTCGGGCGCCTTCCCGATGAGCGGGTCGGGCTGAGGCTCTGTCTCAGCGGGCGGCCAACCGACGATCGCGGCGAGCTTTCGCGCGTCCTGTTCGTCAGGTTCCTTGGCG